CTGCCAGCCCTTCCCTTGGTCGCTCCAAGTTGAACCTTTTTTGTCAACTTCATGGCGAGTGAAGTAGGCAAGCATACGCTTCACCGTTTCGGGAGAAAGTGTTTTGCCATTGGCTAGGTCTCTAGCTCTAGCAATACCTACAGGTGTCATACCACGCTGTGAAGGTGGCTTTGTTGCTCTGACTTCCAAGGCACGTTTGGCAGCGTCTTGTGCTCCCTTTGGTGGTGTGAAGTCAATATGGCTGTATTTGTCAGGTATGGCCAAGGCTTCAACCTTGGCTTCAACTCTTTGTCTGTGGCCTTTGGGTAAAAGGTCAAGGTCGGTTGTGTAAGACTTCTTTCTCTCACCTGTACCAACCAACTTGAGAAAGGTTCTTACTCTTGCCAATGCCCATTGTGTCCTTGTCATACCTGGTCGATGACTAACAGAAAAAGCACCTGCACCACGTCTAAAGACTGCCTTTAACATACCAAGGTCTACTTGCTTAGACTGAGACTTGTATCTTTTATTGTGTCGGTCTCTTAGGTTCTCAAGTGCTTTGACTGCACTATCACCAATCTCTATTCCACCCCTTGAGCCTGAAGCACTACCCTTGGGATTGGTCTTACTTCCCTTGATTTGGTCTTTCTTGGGTGCTGGTGTTTGTGCTTCTGTTCTAGCCATTGCGTCTTTTCCTTATGAGTTGTTCAGCAAGTGAAGCTACACCACCACGACCGCCAATAGAGGAAGTCCTTTCAATGGCTGTTCTTTGTGCATCTTCGGGCAAGTCACCTGCACCAAGACGCTCTCTTATTGCTCTTTCAAGTTCATCATCGGGTGTGAGTAAACCACTTTGCACAAGGCCAGGCAACATTCCCAATGATTCAGCAAGGTCATCTGTGTCAAGGCCTGTATGAACTAGCTTTGGAAGTTTGGAGGGGTCGACCATTCCAAAGTTCCAACGGATCAAGCGGCCAATAGTTCCGCCACCTCTTCGATCAACTCCACTGACTTGACTAGCTACAAGGTCACAAAGGTTGATAGCTGCCCTTCTAAAAACAGACAGGTGAACTTCACCAACGCTTCTAGCTCCTGTCTCAGTGTTGCCAAGGTCAGCAAACTGAGTGAGGAAGGCAGCACTTATTTGTCCATCACACTTGGTGATGATGTCTATTGGTCCACTTGCATATAAGTTGGGCTGCACTGCATAAGTGTCAAAACTGACAGCACCATTTTCCACCAAATAGCTTTGCTCTGCACTTATAAAACTTTGGGCCTGTGCTTCGGCATCATCAAGCATTGCATCAATGTCACCATCTGTTAAGCCTAGTTCTTCAGCTTTGGAACGGTCGACTTTTACCTTTGGTGTAGGAACAGCCCAACGGTCAAGACCAACGCACATGAGATTAGACACACGTTGCTTAGTTCTCCACCACCACCAAACAGGCCTTAACATTCCCACCCCTTCAAAGTTACTGCCTGTTCTATTCAAGGTAAGCAGTAGCAACTTGTTTGCTGGGATTGGTTCGGGTGTGTAAGTCAAGCCCACTGTGTTTTGAAGTACACCATCAAGGTGTTGGTTGTCTCTACTTAACCACTTTTGGTGGGCGCTTGGTTCTCTGTCTGCATAAAGGTCAAGCCATACTCTGATCTTGCCTTCATGGTCAGGTCCAACACGGTAGATTTCTTCAGCGTATCTGTAACCAAGTGGAATGAACTCAAACAGGTAAGACAGTTGATCTTCCCAAGATACTGACATTTGGCCGCTATAACCATCAAAGCCAAAGGCTTCATTTGCAAAGTTGGCCAGCTTTTCAGCTACAGGGTCATCTTCAATCCCTGGTATGAATCGCCAAGTAGCACTTAACAAAGTTTGTCTTAGCATGTGCCAAGACCTTCTTACTATTGGGTCAGTTCTTAACATCTCTTCAGCTTCACTCACCCAATTAAGGCCCGTAAGCTGTGGATTGTTTTCCTTGCCTGTGATGACACCACCACCAAGCTGTGTTCCTGTTATCCCCTTGGTGACAAAACGTGGTGACAGTGCCCTAAGGTGTCTAGGTGTCTTATCTTTGCCTTGTTGATCCATTGGCTACTCACTAGTGTGTTGGTGTCTCTTTTAACATATAAGCACCTATAACATAATTTATCAATAAAAGGTTGTTCAGTATAAAATCAAGTGATATATGAAGGCAGCCCAAGGTCTTTTCATTTCTTTCAATGAATCTAGGACAAGTTTAATATGACCTTGGGCTATCCCTTTGGAATCCATTCTTCAACCTTTGGGTGCAAGATAACTTGCTCTTCACTTTGTGTTTTGATCGGGTGTTGATTGGCAAACATGGATAGCTTATCAATGACCGCTGTTTGAAGTTCCATAAGCTGGTCGGTCTTCAACTGCATTTGGATTTGTGCATCACGAAGTCTTGCTATCAAGGCCTCTCTGTCAGCATTTGCACTTGCTAGTTTATCCTTCAACTCTTCCACTTCTGAAGGATCACGACCGCTGGCAATGGCTACCATGCTTGAAATACTGCCTGTGATAACACCAAGTATTCCCACTAGCACATCTCTGTTTTCATCAACTATCTTGACATAGGTTAAGAACAGAATAAGGGCCACAACTAAGATTAAGAAGAAGACTGAAAACCACCAGCCACGCCTTGCCTTTTGATCTTTGGTAAATTCAACATGACTCTTTTTCTTTTCATCTTTCATGGTATCAACTCCATTATGTTTTGAATCAATTCCGCTATGGGATCAATCCAACCAAACCATATTTCAAGGCCGCTCATAAGGCGCTTGTGCTTATCGAGTAAGGCAGGACCAACCATGGTGATTAAGCAGCAAATGAAAACAAGTGCTGTTCTGGTTAATAAGAACCATATCCACTCTTTCAACTTCTTGTCTCTCATTCTGCTTTTTATTCGCTTAGGTCCACCAAGACGCTTAACCTTCTCACTTCCCTTGGGTGGTTGGAGACTTTCAATGGTTGAACCAACTGTGTAGATGATTTGTGTTTCTCTTACACCTTTGAACCTGTATTCACCTGCTAAAGCATACCTTGTGCCCTTTGGGGTAAACCTGTTGGTTCTGTGCTTGACTGCCTTCATGGCTTCTTGGGTTAAGAGGACTTGACCCGCTCCACAAAGTGACATGGTCCTTGCTGCTATGTTCTTAGCTACCCCTTCAAGCTCAACTTGCTTTGCACCACCCAAGGTATAAATTTCATCTTGCTTGACTTCCACCACAACTCCCCAATGAATCCCAATCCTACATTGTAGCTTGGTCTTTGGTGGTATGTGCTGTTGATAGTGCAAGGCAAAGTTCACAGCATCAACAGGTCTTTCAAAGGAAAGTAAAAAACCATCTGACCGGTCTATCTCTCGACCATTAAACTTGAGAATCAAGGAACGTGTAAGCCTGTCATGGTATTGCAACCATTTGGCTGCCTTCATAGCACCTGCACGTTGGACAAACTTGGTTGACCCAATAAGGTCAAGTAGAACTATGGCCAGCTTGGTTTCTATGAGTTCCATTAAAAGCTCCTTACTTTTGACCCCCCAACACTAACACGTCTTTTTTCTCTTGTCTTTATTCCACCACCTCTTGGCTTGTAGCCTTGGTCAACTGCAACATCATTCCAATTAAAGATAATACAGTCATACCTTAAAGCATCAAGTGGGTCTTCCCTTCCATCTTTCTTGGGTTGTTCCTTGCTATCCCAAGCATAAGACAACAAAGCCTTCCTTATGCTATTGCCTGTCACACGTTCCCCACGTTCCCAAACTTCTTTGGTTATCAAGTAGCGTCTTGAATTGAAGGCACGTTTCAACCGCTGCACACCGTTCAAGATGTCCACCTTGATTGGATCAGTGGTTGATCTTAGTGGAAGGCCAAGACCCAAAGGTGGTGGCTGTCTCATTACTCGGAAGGCACTTTTGCCTGTTTGGTCGTTCCTTGCCTTGCCTGCCTTGTCTGCCACCCCTGTGTCTAACCATATTCTATCACTTGGTGCTTGGTCTTTTAATGACCTTGGCCAAGCTACTGAAAGAATAAGGGCTGTCAACTGCTCAGTGGTCACTTCCTTTGGGTTGAACTCATGACATATTATATCAGCTTCAAGGTCTTCATCATGGCAAATAATCAACACGCTTGGTTTTCTGAATCCCCAATCTATGGCAATCCTTCCTGTCATGGTGGGCTTGTAAGTCCAATCTTCAATGATGTGGCCTTCTGTGAACTCTTGATAAATCAAGCCCGTTGGTGGTTTGGGCTTATTCATAATCATGGCTTCACGTTCTTCTGCAGGTAGTAGCTTGGTGGCTTCAAACCATTCATCAGCAAGGTTGTCTTGGTTGACATAGCTTGTGAACAACATAGGAATGTAACCAGCGTTTTCTGCCATCGAGCACCACCAAGCATCTGCCACAGGCAAGCCCACCAAGATCAAGATCGGTGAAGGGCCAGCACGAAGACGCCCAAGGGCTTTGTGTGCCACCTCCATGTCAAGGGTTTGACATTCATCAATAAGACATACACCGCTTGTGATGTTCAAGCCTTCCAATGGGTTGTGTGTAGCATCTCTTGTTCCTGGTCGATAGTAGGAGCGACACCACACCGTTGAGCCTGTGGAAGGATCAAGCCATTGTTTGTTTGTATGGTTGTAAGTCCACCCCAAAGGACTTAACCACTTTTGCATTTCGGGCATTAAAACACTGTTGTATCTTGGTGTGGTGTCAGTGACCACTAAAGTGGAAGTGCCTGGCCTTGTCTTGGCAATGAAGAGAATGGAGAAGACCAAAGCACAAGTCTTTCCACTACCCCAACCACACCTTGCACTGATAACCTTCTGTTCATCTTTAATGGCTGTGATGATTTGTCTTTGTAGTTCGTTTAGTTTGATAGCTGTCATAATATCTGTTATCTATATCTTCAAGGGTTTGTCATGCCCTAAAGGTCTCCTAGTCTTCTAGGTTGATTGGTCCTTCACAGTTTTTGTGTCAAAACACTTCTCCTGTGGCTGT